AATTGAACGGGTATTCAGCCAAACACTTAGACGGTAAAACTCCAACTAAAGAACGTCGGGAAATACTTGAAGGATTTAAAAAAGGAGAGTTTCAAATTCTTTCTAATTGTTCGGTACTTACTACAGGTTACGACGAGCCAAGTATTGAATGTGTTATAATAAACAGAGCAACAAAAAGTTTGCCTTTATGGCTCCAAATGGTTGGAAGAGGGTCCCGAAAGTTTGAAGGTAAAAATAATTTTATTGTTATTGATATGGGTTCAAATGTTTACGAACATGGACTTTGGGAACAAGAAAGGACTTGGGAGTTAGAGAAAAGACGTAGAAAAAACACAGGGGTTGCCCCTGTTAAACTCTGCCCGTCATGTGAAGCAATGAACTTTGCAAGCGCTAGGGTTTGCCATGACTGCGAAACTCCTTTCCCCATCAAGAAAAAGAAACTCCTTAAAGCAGAATTTATTGAAGTAAAAGGAAAAAATAGAGGCGCCAGAAACTCTATAAATATTAAAACAGCAACCAAAGAAGAATTGCAGAAATACGCTAAAGATCAAGGTTACAAACCAGGTTGGGTTTATCAACAGTTAAAAATTCAAAATACATATTAAAATGGAGAAAACAATTATTTGCCACAGTAACGACGCGAAATTTCAATCCGGATTTGAAGCCGCTTTGAAATACCTTTATGAGGTTAGAGCGATAGAAGGATATTCGAAAAAAGATCAAATCTATAAGGTGAAACCTACCACGGTAATACTCACAGAGTTAGCGAATGAGTTCGACGATTCTTTCGAGTATTAAAGATTTTTTACATATTTTAGGAAACTCAATCAATCAAAAAAATGAATATTTCTTACTTCAACAACATCAAGGCAAACCGCCCTGATGGCCAAACGAGTATTCTCGAATTTTTAAACAACGTAAAACAAGGTACTTGGGAAAATTTAATTAAACCAATCAATCTGGAAACCAACAAAGAGGAAAGGCAAAAACTTAAATCTAAAACACTTCCTTACGTTACAATTTCCGCAAAATTTGAGAATATAAGATCAAAAGGACATGCTTACCAACATTCTGGTTACATTTGCCTAGATGTTGACGACTCAATAGATTTAACAGACGATTGGGAGAAAATAATTTCGGATAAATTTACGTTTGCAGCTTTTAAATCTGCGTCAGGTAAAGGGATCGCCGTTATTGTTAAAATAAAAACAGGGCTTTCACCAGAGAAACACACCGAAACGTTTATTTCTCTGGAAAACTACTATCTTAAAAATTACGGAATAATATTAGACACTTCTTGTAAAGACTATACGAGGGCGAGATTTGTCTCACATGATCCGAATACTTTCATAAATGAAAAATCCGAGAGATACACTTCCTCAATGAGGAAAAAAAACAAGGTTGTAAAACTTCCTGTTATTATTACAGGCTCCAACGATATTGAATATCTTATTGAGCAAATTAACGCGTCTAGGGTTGATATAACAACAACCGATTATAAACCGTGGTTGGAAATTGGTTTTGCTATTGCTTCCGAATATGGAGAAGGAGGGCGAAATTATTATCACCAAATTAGTCAATATTCACCTCTTTACGATTTTGATAAATGCGAAAAACAATACGATCGTTGTATTAAATCTGACAGTAAGGGGATTAATATAGCAACCGTTTTTTATTACGCAAAACAAGCCAATCTGGACCTGGTTAGCCCTAAAACTAAACATGTTGTCGCAGTTGCTAAACAAGGGAAAAGAGGAGGAAGGAACGAGGAGCAAGTTTTAAAACTACTGGAACAAGTAGACGGGATAAACGACGCAAAAGATATAGTTTCGAAAGTCTTTAATTCAAAGGTTGATTTAAGACTTACCGAGGAGCTTAGTTTATTAGAGCAAATAGAGTTGTTTATAAAAAATAACTACAACTTAAAGCGTAATGAAATTACTAGGTACTTAGAGAATAATGGGGTGGAAGTAGACACGGTTTTCACCAACTCTGTTTGGCTTCAAGCAAGGAGAGTGGTAAGCGATAAAACACCATTTGATACGGTCGATAAATTAATGGGGTCGGACTTTGTTCCTAACTATAACCCCATAAAGGAATATTTTGAAGCTCACCAGCACATAAATAAAACAGGTTTAATTGATAAGTTGGCGGACTGTATAGAAACCGACACGGGTTTAAAATTTGGAGACGTTGATCCTAACTATAAATACCTTTTTATTAAAAAGTGGTTAGTCGGTGGGGTTGCCTCGGTTTATGGGTTTCACTCACCTTTATTGTTATGCCTTACAGGAGGGCAAAACACAGGTAAAACAGAGTTTTTTCGTAGAATACTCCCAGAGCCTTTGCAAATTTATTACGCTGAAAGTAAACTGGACGCAGGAAAAGATGATGAAATGGTTATGTGTCAAAAATTAATTGTTTTAGACGACGAAATGGGGGGAAAATCAAAGCAAGAAGCGAAAAGGTTAAAGGAATTAACATCAAAGGAATACTTTACTTTAAGGGAGCCATACGGAAGGAAAAACGTTAGGCTTAAAAGGTTGGCTATTCTTTGCGGTACTTCTAACGATGAACTTGTTTTGAATGATCCAACAGGGAACAGGCGTATAGTCCCCTTAAATGTTCTTTCTATAAATCATGAACTGTACAACTCAATAGATAAATTAGAACTTTGGTTGGAGGTTTACCATCTTTTTAAATCTGGTTTTGATTGGAGGCTGACAAAAGAAGAAGTTAAAACTCTTAACAATAACACAGGGGAGTTTGAACAGATTAGAATGGAAAAGGAGTTGATTAGTAAATATTTTAAACACCCTAAATTCGCCATTGAAAGACCTGGGAGGAGGGAGAATATTATTTATTTAACCCCAACAGATATAAAACAAGAAGTTGAGGAAATGAGCGGGCAGAAAATTAGCGTTTGGAAAATAGGCCAGGAGCTTAAATCAATAGGTTTTCAACAAAATATTATAAAATCTAACGGGATTCCTAAAAGAGTTTATGCAGTTGTTAGGGTAGATCAAGAGGAAAGAACAAAGGAAATTGAAAAAGAAATTCAAAAAGAAAAAGAGAAAAAAGAGAGCAGAGACGAATACGGGTTTTACCGTAGTAAATCATAAATTGTTGAATGTGAGTGTTTTAACGGTTACAGAGTTACAGAGAGTTACAGAGTTTTTAAAAAACTCTGTAAACCGCTCCGCCTTAGAGCAGCAAGGGATTGAGCAAAAAGGTTACAGAGTTACAGAGTTTTTGCCCTTTAAAGGGAACGCAATTAAAGTTTTTTTTTTTCGGGCTCTAAAAAAAAAGTTGTACTTACAGATAGTATAAGGAGAACGAAAAAACTCTGTAACTCTGTAACCGAGAGCCAACTTTCCAGCATTGACGGGGGTTAAGCGGTTTACAGAGTGGTAAAAAAACTCTGTAACCACTCTGTAACCTCTGTAACTCTGTAACCGAAACCAAATTGTTAATAAAAAAGTTAAATTAGACAAATTAATGTTTTTAAAAATGAAAGAAAATGATTATAAAACAGAGTCACAACACCAGGCCGAGGTTGTAAAATGGTTTTGGAATAATTATACGGAGCTTAGGGGTTTATTGTATCACAACTTTAACAACCCTAGAAATAAAATACAAGGAGCGCAATTAATAGCGTTAGGATTGATTAAAGGGAACCCAGATTTAACCCTGGCAATTCCAAAAGGAGGGTTTGGGGCTTGTTACATAGAAATGAAAAAACCAGGAGAAAAACCAAGAAAAGAACAAGTAGAGCAAATGGATAGACTAAGAAAAGCGGGGAATTTTGTAACTTGGGCGGACAGCGCTTTAGATGCTAAAATGATAATTGAAAACTATTTATGTTTATAAACAAAATTAAATATGGCAAAGTTAACAGATAAGCAAATAATGTTTTGCAAGGAGTACATAAAAGATTTTAACGCAACTAGGGCTGCGGAAGCTTCTGGTTACAGTAAAAAGACTGCTAGACAGATAGCTACGGAAAACTTAACAAAACCTTACATACAAAATTTTATTTCGAAATTAACGGAAAAACGAAATAAAAATTTGGAGTTGAGCGCGGAAAAAGTAGTTAGTGAATTGATGAAAATTGGATTTGCTAATGAGTTCGACATTGAAGGCTTTGAAAAGTTGGAAATGAAGGACAAAATAAAAGCTTTAGAAATGCTTGCGAGACACACAGGAGCGTTCAACAAGGACGACAGTTCAAAGGCAATTATTACAGTTAAAATAGGAGACGACGACGAGGAATAACTTATGCAAGTAAATTTGCCACACTTTAGCAAGGTTGTAAACCCTCCGTTTAAAGATATTTACGAGAATAAAGATAGATACATTTTACTATGGGGCGGAAGGGGTTCCGGAAAAACATTTGGAGCCACTAGAAAAATAATTTACAGAATGTTAGCCGCTCCATATTTTAAAGGGATATTGGTCCGAAAGGTTTACGATACTATTAAAGAAAGTCAATTCGAGAGTATAAAACAAGATATTCACGACCTGGGGCTAGATAGTCTTTTTGAGTTCAGAGTTTCCCCTTTAACAATAAAATGTATAAACGGAAATAGATTAATTGCCAGGGGGTTGGACAGAGCCGAGAAAATAAAATCTATTAAAGATCCTAATTTCGTTTGGTACGAGGAGGGAAACGAAATGACGGAGGATGATTTTAACACGGTAAGCACCACAGTAAGAACAACAAAGGGCGACTATCTGCAGGAAATATTTAGCTTTAACCCAGAGAGCGACGAACCAAATTTTGAGGACTTTTGGATTTACAAGAGGTTTTTCAGTCATACAAACGAAAAAACTTTCAGATCGACAATAGAAATAGAAATCGACGGGGAAACAACCGAATACAGTTACACGTCAATTCATAGCACATACAAGGACAATAAACACCTTCCCCCAGAAATAAGGGCGACTTATGAAGACTTAAAACGTACGAACCCATATTATTACACTATCTATACGTTAGGGCTTTGGGGTAACAGAGAGGTTGGAAATAGGTTTTACAAAACATTCACTTTGGACAGCGTAAAAGAGTTAAATTACAACTCTAACTTACCGCTTCATATATCACTAGATGAAAACGTTAACCCCTATTTAACTATGACGGTTCACCAAATAAACGCCCAAGGTGAAACAATGGAAATAAACCAAATAGATGAAATTTGTTTGAAAAGTCCAAACAACACGTTGAGGGCTACTTGTGAAGAGTTTGAAAGAAGGTACAAAGATCACAAAGAGGGTCTTTATATATATGGGGACAGAACGAGCAAGAAATCCGACACCAAGCTAGAGAAAGGAGAGAATTTTTTCACACTAGCCCAAAACTATCTATTGAAGTTTAACCCAGTATTAAGGTTGCCACCACAAAACCCAGGGGTTAAGAGCAGGGGGGAGTTTATAAACCAAATCTTTGCTAATAACATTAAAAACGTCAGTATTTCAATAAACGAAAGCTGCATCAATTCAATAGCAGATTATTTGTACTTAAAGGAGGCTGCCGACGGTTTGAAGTTTAAAGAAAAAACAACGGATAAGATAAGCAAAGTCAGGTACGAGAAATACGGCCACACGTCAGACGCTAACGATTATCTTTATATCGAGGTACTTAAAAAAGAATTTAATCAATTTATTGGGGGCGGAATTGTAAAAAAACCTATATTTGGGAAAAGAGTTCATAAAAAACGTTTTTAATTCATGGCTTTTATTGATAAAACAGATATTACCAGATATTTGGACGAGTCAACGATTGACCAGTTGACCGACAACACGGATTCGTTGGTTGACGAGGCTATCCTTGACGCAGAGGACAGGGTTAGGGAAATTATACAAGCTAGATACGACATCGACGCAGAATTTGCAAAGACTACCACAAACAGAAACAGAAGTTTGTTAAAACATACAATAAATATTGCTATTTATTATTTATTCCAGAGGCTTTATACAAATGTTTTACCAGAGGGGCGAATTGAAGCCTTTGAAGAGGCTGAAACATGGTGCAAAGACGTCTATTCGGGAAAATTAATGGTAAACTTAGATAAAAACGACGAGCCTAACGAGCAGGGTTGGCCGTTAAGATGGGGGAGCAATACAAAAAAAGGTTCGCAAGATTGGTAAACTATGGGAATAATTAAAGACATAACTAACAGTTTAGGAAATTACTTGAACATCTATAAAAAAGAGGGGGAAACGGAAAGAAAGCCTAAAACAATATCAAGTAAAACAATTCCGCAACAACTTTTAAGATTTAACCAAGAAATAAGCGACTGGAAGCTAGGAATTGATTGTTTCGAGGACCCATACAGCCCGACAAGCGTCGAATTAATTAGAGTTTACAACGATATAGTTATCGACTCCCACCTTTCGGCGGCTATGCAGTTAAGAAAATCAAAAACATTAAGTAAAGATTTTAAAATAATCGACGAAAACGGGGAGGAGTTAAAAGACGAGACTATTTTATTTGAGAAAACTTGGTTTAAAGATATGCTTGAATACGCTTTGGATTCGAAGTTTTACGGTCATTCATTAATTCAGCTAGGTAAAAGAATAGGTTCAAATTTTGAAAAAACAAGCATAGTAAAAAGGGAATACGTATTCCAACAAGAAAAGAAAGTTAGGCAAAGCCCGTATTCAAACAGTCCTTCCTATCCTTATGATAAAGGGGAGTTTAAACCTTGGTTAATAGAGGCGGGAAAATGTGACGATATGGGCCTATTAATGAAAGCGGCTCCTTTAGTTATATTTAAAAAGACTGCTTTAAGCTCATGGGCTCAATTCTCTGAAATGTTTGGGGCTCCTTTAAGAGTAGGAAAAACACAAGTAAGGGACGAAGCGCTAAGGGATAATATGTATAATATGTTAGACCAAATGGGCTCAAATGCTTTTGCGGTTTTGGATTTAGAGGATACGATCGAATACATAAAAGACGGGCAACAAGATGCTTACGGGGTTTACGACAAGTTAATAGAGCGGGTTAATAGCGAAATAAGTAAATTAATTCTTGGCTCCACTATGGTAATGGACGACGGTTCCAGTAGAAGCCAAGCGGAAGTTCACGAGCAAGCTTTAAAAAGCATAGTTAAATCCGACGCTTTTTACATAGAGGAGTGGGTTAACGAGGAGGTTATACCATTATTAAACAGATGGCACGGTTTTAACATTACTGGCAAGTGGGTTTTTGACGACTCGGAGCAGATAAGCAAGCAAGAACAATTTGAGAGAGACATCGATCTAATTAAAACAGGCGCTTACAACATACCAGCGGAATACATTACAGAAACATACGGAACACCTGTA